CCTCCTTATTCTGAGGATATGCCATATTCTGAAAAAGTTCGTAAAAGAATTGCTAAAGAAGTGGCAAAAAGAGCAGAAGCAGAACAAAGAATTGCTGAATTAGAAGATAAATTATCAAATTTAGAAAGTAAAACTTTTGATATTGCTCATAAATCTTTAAATAATCAGTATAAAAATATTTCTGCTCAACTTAAATCAGCAATTGAAGAAGGTAATACAGATAAACAAGTTGATTTGTATGAAAAAATGGCTGATCTAAGAGGTCAAATGCAGAAAACTGAAGAGTATGCAAAAGAAAAACCACAATCTACTGATAAAAAAGAAGCTAAAGCACCACCTTTAGCAAGAGATTGGGTACAATCTAATTCAACATGGTTTAATAAGCCTGGTTATCGTAAAGAAACAGCTATGGCATATGGAATTGATGCTGAATTAACAGAAGAAGGTTGGGATGTGAATGATCCTGAGTATTATTCTGAAATGGATAAACGACTTAAAGCAAGTGGTTTAAAACATTTTAGTAAAGATGAGGAAAACACTTCTCAAACTGATAAAAATGTGGTACAAAAGAACAACAGAGTGCAATCTCCTGTTGCTGGAGTTAGTCGTAAAAAGACTGGTGACAGTAATAGAGTAAAGCTAACGCAGGATGATCTAGCTACTGCTAGAAATTTCGGCATTGATATCAATGATGAAGCGGCACTAAAGCGGTTTGCTAAAGAAGTAAAAAACTTTAGCACCAATACGTGAACGGAAGGAGCACGACATGAGTAAAGATAATAAAATAAAACATGAGACTAGAGTTGAGGAATCAACAAAGGTCAAAAAAAGTTGGCGCCCAAGTAATTTATTGGAGGCACCTGAAGCAAGACCTGGATTCAAACAAAGATGGATCGCAACAATGGTTTTAGGACAGGATCAACCAACAAATGTTGCTAAACGATTGAGAGAAGGTTGGCAGCCTAGAGACCCTAAAACGGTTAAAGATGCACAACATTTTCCAACGATTGAACATGGCAAATTTGCTGGTCATATTGGAATAGAAGGCATGGTACTCTGTGAAATGCCAGAAGAACTGGTTAATGAACGTAATGAATATTACGCAAGAATGACTGAAAACTTAATGAGATCAGTCGAACAAGATATTCACAAAGTAGAACAACCTGGAAATCCAATTAGTAAAACCTTCAAGACTGAAGTTACAAGGGGCGGCTTTAAAGAGTAAAACGCAACTATAACTTAGGAGGTTATAACTATGGCAAATGTAAATGCCCCTCAAGGTTTTATACCTTTGAGACATCTTACAGGTGGAGTTATTAGACCCCAAGAATATGCTATTGCAAACTCTTATGCTGCAAATCTAGCAAGTGGTGACTTAGTTACCCTTACTACTGATGGAACAGTAATTAGAGGAACTGCAGGCGGAAACGCTGTTGGCGTATTCTATGGAGTTGAATATATTGAAAACTCTACTGGAGATGTTAAATTCTCTAAAGTTTGGAACACAGGTACTGCTGTAAAAGCAAACACTGCTATTAAAGCATATGTATACGATGATCCAAATATAACATATAAAGTACAATGTAATGGTACTTTTGCTACAGCCAATGTTGGTGAATTAGCAAACGTAACTATTGGTACTTTCAATTCAACTTACGGATATTCTACAGACGAATTAGACATAGCTACTTTAGGTACTGGGTCTTTAGTTTTAAGAATATTAAGGTTAGTTGACGAACCAAACAATGCAGCTGGTGCTGACGCAAAAGTAGAAGTGGTTATTAATAAACACTTATACGGCGTTGGTGGTGCTGGTGCAGGAGTATAAGGAGACATAAACTATGGCACTTAATAGAGCACTATTTACCAAACAGCTCAATCTAGGTTTAAATACCGTGTTTGGTATGGAATACGATAGATATCCAGAACAATGGAGAGAAATCTATTCTGTTGAGCAATCACAAAAAGCATTCGAAGAAGATGTACAAATGATCGGATTCGGTGCTGCACCAACAAAAGCTGAAGGTGCTGCTATCTCTTATGAAAGCGGCAGAGAAGGCTTTGTTTCTAGATATGTACATGAAACTATCGCTTTAGCATTTTCTATAACAGAAGAAGCTGAAGAAGATGGCTTGTATGGTTCTCTAGGCGCTAAATACGCAAGAGCACTTGCAAGATCAATGCAACATACTAAAGAAATCAAAGGTGCAAATATCCTAAACAATGCAACTACTACTTCAGTAGGTGGCGATGGCGTGGCATTATTGTCAGCTTCTCACCCACTAGGTGGCGGTGGTACTGCTTCTAACACATTAGCAACACCAGCTGATTTATCAGAAACTTCTCTTGAGCAGTTACTGATTCAAATCTCTACTGTTGTTGATGACAGAAATATACCAATTGCATTAACTGGACAAAAACTAATCGTTCCACCTCAATTGGTGTTCATTGCAGAAAGAATCCTTAAGTCTAATTTAAGACCAGGAACTGCTGACAATGATATCAATGCAATGAGAAATATGGGTATGATCCCTGGCGGAGTAGTAGTTAATCAAAGATTAACTGACCCAGATCAATACTTCATTATGACTGATTGTCCTGATGGAATGAAACACTTTGTAAGATCACCAATGAAAAAAGCTGTTGAAGGCGATTTTGAAACTGGTAATTTAAGATACAAAGTTAGAGAAAGATATTCTTTCGGTTTCACAGACTGGAGAACTATCTTTGGTTCAGAAGGAGCTGCATAATAATATAATCTTACTAGGCGTAGCAATACGCCTAGTATTTAACCCTAACGACTGCGAAAGCAGACTATCAAAAGGAGGATAGACATATGGGAACAACTACATTTTCAGGACCTATTAAAGCAGGTACTATTAGAGAAACTACTGGTACTACTTTAGGAACTGATGTAACAAATACTGGATTTGTACAAATGGTACAATCTAAATCAATTAGCACAATAGGAGCTACAGCAAATACAACTGTTGCAACTATTCCTGCTGGTTCACAAATAACTAATGTAACTTTAGATATCATTACAGTTAATAATGATGGAACTGCTGCAACTGTTTCTGTAGGAACTGCTGCAAACGGAACTGCATTTATTGCAGCATCTAATGCACAAGCTCTTGGAAGAACACAACCTATCGCTGCTGCAATTCCAAATTTAGCTGATGTAGGAACAAGTGACATCAATGTTATCGGAGTATTTACTGCGACTGATGGAGATGGAACTACTGGTGAAGCTATTGTTACTGTACAATACGTACAAAACAATAACGTAACATAATTTTAGATGAGGGCCTTCGGGCCCTCTAAAAAGGAATATATGTTTGAAGATTTAAAAATTTTTGGTAAAGCTCTCCAAAATTATGGAGATGAACAAAAAGATAAAGAAGAAGAAAAACCTTTATTAGAAGAATACGATGAGTTTTTAAAAGCTAAAGAAGAATATGAACCAACAAAAAAACAAGAAGAAGCAGGTTCTATTGAAGATTATGGAACACAATCAGCCATAGATATTCTATTAGAAAAAGAAAAATCTGATAAAGAAGAAAAAGATTTAGATAAAAAAATTGCTAATATACAAAAAATAATTGGTACTTTTACAGATGCTGGTGGAGATACATCTGTAATGAAAACTGAAAATATACTTAATAAAGGTAGTACTGATATAAATCTAAGTCCAATAGATTATGGTTCTGTTAAATCTAAAGAATATTTAACTGAACTTTTTCAAAAACCTAGTAGTCAAATGGATAGAGTTAGTCTATTATATCAAAACTTAAAAAAACAAGGATTAATCTAAGGAGAATAAAATGGCAGGATCAGACATAAAAGTAGTTAGTGCAAACCAAGCTTCATTGTCTAATACATCTTCTAACGTAGCAATAACTGTTACTTTAGTTAGCGGACCTACAAGACTTAAAGGTTTTATCGCAGAACCAAGCGATGTTGCTGGTGTATTAACATTTAAAGATGGTGGAACTGACGTATTTGAAATTAATACAGGTAATGTAGATGCTGGAGCTTCTACTTTTCAAATGAATCTTCCAGAAGAAGGTGTTAAATTTGAAACAAGCTGTCAAGTTTCATCTAGTATTGCTGGTGCGAATGTAGCAACTATAAAAGGTGTTACAGTATTTCACGCATAGTAAAGGAGAGATATGGCAACATCTGGAACAGCAACATATAATCTTACTGTAAATGATGTAATACAGGAAGCTTTTGATAGAATAGGAGGTGATCCTATTTTAGGTTATGATGTAAGATCAGCTAGACGTAGTTTAAATATTATGTTTAGTGATTGGGCTAATCGTGGTTACAATCAATGGACTGTAGAACTTAAAGATTTATCATTAACTCAAGGTACTAATACTTATACATTAGATTATGATACTATTGATATAATTAATGCAAATATTTTAGATGGTTCAACAGAATACTCTATGACTAGACTAGGAGTAAATGATTATGCTGCTATTTCAAATAAAACTTCTCAATCTAGACCTACACAGTTTTATTTACAAAGATTAAATACACCTCAAGTTTTAATTTATCCAACACCTGATCAAGCTTATACATTAAGATATTATCGAATGAGAAAAATTCAAGATGTTACTGCTTCTACTGTTGATGGAGTAGAACAAAATCTTGATATTCCATTTAGAGCTTTTGAATGTATGTGTGCAGGTCTTGCATATTATTTATCTAAGAAAAGACCAGGTATAGATCAAGCAACACGAGCTGAATTAAAACTAGATTACGAACAAGCTTATGAAAGATTAATAGCAGGTGATGATAGTCCTTCAACAAGAATATTACCATCAACATCGTATTATAGTTAATTATGGCAATTACAGCAGATAGATCAAAAAAACCACATCGAGCACCATCAGCAAAATTTTCTGGTGGTAAATTTTCTAAAGCAATATCAGATCGTTCTGGTTTAGAGTTTCCATATAACGAAATGAAATTTGAATGGAATGGAAGTTTAGTACATTGGTCAGAATATGAACCTAAACAACCACAATTAGATTTAACATATTTTACAGATGCACAGTCATTACAAAATGCTAGACCGCAAGCAAATTTATCAGCTACTGGGGGTGTTCCAGATCAAATTAATCTAATATATCCATCTTCATCAGGGTCTGTCTCAAATGTTGGTATCGCACAAGCTAGCACAAATTTGTTAACTTCTTCTGTAGGAAATGTTACAGTATCTACATAATGACAAATAAAAAAAAATTAGGAGTGATGATCGCAACTCCTTGCTATGGCGGTCAATTAAACGAAGCTTATCTTCACGGTATTCTTAATGTTACAACTAAAGCTGGTAAAGAAGGATTCTCAGTCCATTTAAATACTATGGGTAATGAGAGTTTAATTACTCGTGCTAGAAATACTTTAGTTTCTCAATTTTTAGATTATGATGAAAAAGAACCTGATCGTTTTACACATTTATTTTTTATAGATAGTGATATAGGTTTTAATGGAGATGTTTTTTATAAAGTTCTTAATTCAGGTTATGATATAGCTTGTGGAATATATCCTAGAAAATCAATAGATTGGAAATCAGTAGAAGAATTTGCTAAAAAAGGTGATTTTAAACATTTAGAGCAAAAAGCTTTAGGATATAATTTAAATTTTGCTGATCCATTAAATCTTAAAATGAGAAATGGATTTATAGAAGTATTAGACGCAGCAACTGGATTTATGTGTATTAAAAAAGAAGTTTTTTATAAGATGAAAGAAGCTTATCCTAATTTAAAATATACAACAGATCAAATAATTAACAATCAAAGATATTCAAGTAATAATACTTACGCATTTTTTGACTGTATTATTGATGAAAAAAGTAATAGATATTTATCAGAAGACTATGCTTTTTGCAGATTATGGCAAAAACTTGGTGGTAAGATTTATGCTGATGTTACAAGTGGATTAAACCATCATGGTACATATTCTTTTGTAGGTAATGTATTTACTAAATTTAAAGTTGAAGGAATAGAACAAAATGGTAATGACGTACAGCAGTCTAAAGACTGATATTCAAACTTGGGCTGAAAATACAGGAACAGATTTTACTAATCAATTAGATACTTTCATTGATAATACTCAACAAAAATTATCTAGAGATATAGACCCTGTTGGATTTAATCAAAACGTAACTTCTTCTATGTCAGTAGGAGATAGGTTTATTACTTTACCATCTTCAATAGAACCTATGTTATTAAATTATTTAAATATCATAGATAGTGATGGTAATAGAGTATTTTTAGAAATTAAACCAATAGAGTATTTACAAGAATATTGGCCTAATGCTTCTATTACTTCTCAACCTCGTTATTTTGCTAATTTTAACGATACTACATTATATGTAGCACCTACTCCTGATACAGCATATGTTATGGAATTAGGTTATCAAGGTAGAATTAATCCTTTATCTAATACTAATACGACTAATTGGTATACAGAGAATGCTTCTGATGCTCTATTATATGGTTCATTATCTGAAGCAAATCTCTTTACAAAGAACATGGAAGACTATAATATCTATAAACAAAAGTATGTCGAAAGTGTGACTGCTATAAACAATGAAGCTCGTAGAAGACGAAGAACTGATTACAAGTTTCCTGGTAGTCCATTAGGCGAAAATACATTAACTGGAGGACAATAAACATGGCAATATCACAAGCTATAACAGTTACATTTAAGCAAGACTTAATGTCGCCTGGTGGCAATCTTGAGTCACAAACACTTAAATGTGCTTTATATGACAATACGGCATCGTTAGATCAAAACACAGCTGCTTACACAGCTGCAAATGAAATATCAGATAGCGGTACAAATTATGTAATAGGTGGTGAAACACTAACTAATGTAGTAATTTCTACAGATGGAACTACTGCGATTTTTGATGCAGATAATGTTTCTTGGGCAAATGCAACTATTTCTGCTCAAGCTGCATTAATCTACAATGCAAATAACAGTAACTCATCTATTGCAGTATTAGATTTTGGTGGAGTTAAAACTTCTACTAACGGTACATTTGAATTACAATTTCCAAACGCTGACGCAACGAACGGCTTGATCAGAATAGCATAAGGAGATAATTCCTTATGGCAAGTACTTGGTCTCAAGGCAATTGGAACTTAGGTTCATGGAATGATGCTTATTCAGGTGCATCAATTCAGGGCTTACAAGCTACATTATCATTAGGTAATGTTCTTGTTGAAAATGATATTCAAGCAGGCTGGTCTCATGCTGAATGGGGAGCTGGTCCTTGGAATCAACCAGGTACTTCTGCATATATTACAGGTCAACAATTAAATGTTTCATTAGGAGATATTGTAGTTGATGCAGAAATTAGACAAGGATGGAGTAGATTAGCATGGTCAAGTGCTACTTGGAATCAAGCTCCTGATGTTTATGTTTCTTTATCTACAGCGGGTCAATTAACAACTGATTTAAATTTAGGTTTTGGTTGGAGTAGAGAAGAATGGAATGTAGGTGCATGGAATGAAAGTTTAGGCTATGTATTTACAGGAAATGGTAATGTATTTTCTATTACAACATTAAGTCAGTTAGATATTACAGCTAATGATGTTATAGCTATCGGATCAACTTCTAATTTAATTACTGGTGAAGAATTAGTTATATCTCAAGGAGAAGAAAGTGTTATAGCATATGCTAATGCTATTGTAACTGGAGAAGAATTAACTACTACTGTTAATACTTTTGCTGTAGCTGCAGGTG